TGCTAAATCCTTTTTAGATAATTTAGCTTTACGATTAAATTGTAATACTTTTTTTCCAATATACGCTTTACCTGTAGGTTCATGGTAAACCCTGTAGATAAATCCGAAAGTTTGAGGAGGAAAATCCTCTAGAGAAGTAATCTCTTCGTTTTTATATAACCACATAATTTTTTAATTTTTATACTCTATACCAACCTTGGTATACTACTAATGCATTAGCTCCTGCTCCTGAGTTTCCCGCAAAATATAGGTGATTTGATAGTCCTGCAAAATCGATAAAAGGAGATACAGCAACTCCTGGGGAACCTGAAGTGGGGGCTATTTCATTAGCTGTTACTATAATATCTATACCAAATCCAGCAATAGGTATGAAACCAAATATTTGTTGAAGATCAACAAAAGATGCTTGTGTTGTATCTAATACCCCTCCAAAAGGAGTCCAAGGTGCTGCTGCACCTGCTGGGTTTGCACTATCTGGGGAGACGGCAATTAATACTTGAGTAGGAGCTCCTGAGTCAAGAGCAAATGAAGAAGTTACAGCTAATGAAGCAGTAACCGTAAGTAAATTAGTTGAAGGATTATATAATATTTGATCATTAGTATCATATAGAAAAGAACTATAGTCTGAAGATGCTGTGTTAATGAACGGAACAGCATAATTAGTATTTGCTCCAACTCCTGTTGATAATAAAGTACTTGCTCTTGAAGCAGTCCCAGCGAAATTATTACTTCCGCCTAAAATATTAATATTATTTGCAGTGTTAGCTCCAGTAAAAGTATCATACAAAGCAGTAATATCACTAGCTGAGATGGTGTTTCCATTTACTACATTTGATTTATCTAAATTAGCCATAATTATCTATCTATGTTTATAAGTATTGTTGTATCTGTTGTAATCGATAAAGGTAACGGTTGAGATAATTTACCCACCGCTAAAAGTTCTTGAGCATCATTATATAACCCAACAGTGGTTACATAAGGAGCAAAATAAGATTCAGTAACGAATCCTAAAAGTGATGCTGTTGTGTTACTTTCAATTAATGAAGGATTTAAACTAAAATTAAATTCATTATCTCTAGCAGTACATTTATATTGGGTTTCATATATAGTATATGAGGATGAAAATGAACAAGTTATGTCTGAGGAGTTAATTATATTTGATGTAATATTTTCTCCTCCACCTCCATATAGAGCAGACCCATAAGTACCAATTCCATATCCACCTCCACCAGAAGCACCACTACCACTAGTTATAGTAATGATTCCATGATAATAAAAAATATTTCCTATAATTTCATTTGATGATGATAATAAAATATTACCTTCACCATCATCAATAAGAGTACCACTAGGAGCTATAAATTCAAATGAATTAGGATGGATATAGTCTCCAAATAATCTTGAGGGGATAGAAATAACACCAATAGTATCATTAGATCCTGTGGGGAAATAACGTTTAAAAGTTAAATCTGTTTGGATATAATTAAAATATCTACCATCTGATTGGGTAGGACCTATAAATCTATTACCTGCTTCATCTTCTCCGGGAACTAATGATTGTGTTTGAACTGGGGAGCCATAAGAAGAACTTATATAATTTGAATAATATAATTCTTTTATAGATTCATATACTAATTCTTGGTCTTGGATAGAAATATACCCTGTATTAGGGTTTGATCCAGAAATAAATGGATTTGATTGAATATTTTTTCCTAAAAATCTATCAATAGAAACATTAGAGCCAGTTAAAGCATTCCCTCCTTCAAAATAGAAAGCTTTATTAACCTCAAATGGGGCTACAATTATATCGGATGCTAAAAATTGTTTGTATGCGCTCATTCATTTTAGAAATCTAGTTTCACTCTAACGAGGGCTTCTTTTGTAAAATCTTTCAATAAAGGTCTTGATAATTTAGCAACTGCTAATAATTCATTTGAATCATTATATAAACCTACAGTAGTAACATATACTTGTGGATTATTAATAAAATCAGGATAAATAACTTCACCAGTTGAACCCGAAATAAATGATGGATTTTCTGAGTAGTTAAATTCTGAACTTCTAGGTCTTACAAATATAAAATCTGAAGTGATAGTTTCTTCTGAGTTTAATCTAAATGAAGATGAACCACTAATTGCTTGATATAATGAAACTAAAGATGATTTTACAGGAGCTGCACTACCGGTAGATGATCCACTGTATTGTAAACCAATTCCACCACTAACTGCAAAATCAGCTAATGCTAAAGGATTTAGTAAGATAGTTCCAATATCTGGGAGTAACCATCCGTAAGAACCAGAATTTGCTGAGTATCCATCTGTGTTAAATGATGTATCTTTAACACCTTGAGAACCTGAGATTAATTGGAATACTCTACCAGCTTCGTTAAATTGAACTGATGTTACATAAGCACTATTATCAGTTAATGAAATTGAACCTGAAGAACCTGAAATTTCTAGAGTTAATGATTCTAAAAATAATTTTTCTTTATATCTTGCTCTGTCAACTGAAAGAGCAAAAAATTCAGAAGCAGTAATATTACCAAATACAAAATCCGTATTTTCATCACCTAATACAAGGTTTTGATATTGACCATAGATTGTTGATGTTGGTGATTTACCATCTACTGCTGTATTATATACTAAACTACCACTACCTACACTATTACCATAAGTAATTGCAAATTGAACAGCAGCTGTATCTTCAGTAGAACCTGTTTGGTATACATTTAAGTAATAATCACCTGAGGAACCTGCTTCTTGAGTAGAGGATGTAAAAAATGTAGTTAACGTTGGTACCCCGCCTGAGAATAGGGTTGCAGAAATACTATCTGCTGATACTACGAAATCGTCGGCTTCTAATTGTTTAAATGACATAATTAGGATACTTTAGTTATTTGAACTGGGATTGTTAAACGTGCACCTGAATCTCTACCTACTATTGTAATAGTTGCTCTTAATACTGTATTAGAACCAAACAATGTATTAACGGTTGTTGCTCTAAGATTAATTGTAGTACCTACAACTGTTTTAGATACACTAGTACCAATTGTTGTTGATTGGTTTAATTCAGCAGCAGCTGGGGTGTTAATACCTACACCTTCAAATGTAGACATTAATCTAACATCTGAAATAGTAGCTGTATATCCACTAGTTTCTGCTGTGTTTCCACCTAAATAGTTTAAAGTTTGAGGAGTAATTGCTAAAGAAGCACCTTGTTTTAGGGTAATTTGTTCTGTTCCTAAATCCAAAATAGGCATTTTAGCAGTTCCTCTAGGTAATGTCGTAAGTTTATACTTCATTACTTGAGTTTCTTGAGGGAAGGCTTCAAGTAAAGGCATATTTTGTAATGCCTCACCATAATAAGCAGAACCTGAGGGATGATTTGGATTATATAATGTATAATCTATTTCATCGTCTGCTAGGGCAAATTGTGTAATAGAAAAAGAACCATCACCTCTAGCTAATAGCTCTCTACCTTTTGTAGTTAAAATAGCATCTACTGTTACTACTGAGTTATTTAAATATCCCATTTGTATTAATTTTATTTTGTTATAAATATATTAAGTCGTTGAAATTAAACCTTTATCTGTGAGGTCTTGTATAATATTTGAAAGATTAGCTTTTAATTCAGGGGTTTGATATTCAGGGAGAATAAATCCATGTTCGATTACTTCTCCTGGGGTGTCGACAATTATTGTATCTTTTTGGAATTCATTTCTTCTAAATACATAATAATCTTTATCTATGGTAGTCATATCTACAGGTTCTGTAAAATAAACATGAAGATTATATTCTGTAGGGTTTGCTGTTACATCTACTTCATAATCTACTCTATCAATTAATTTGACTTTTTCCTCATTTCCATCGTATCTAATTTCATCATATTGTTGAAGATTAAATAAAATGGGAAATTGGAATCCACTACCAGGAATATTAGCTTGAACATAGTTATATGCTTTAGCTAGATCTTGAGAAGCAGTAATAACAGAGGTAATATTACTTGAACCAGTTAGCCAAGAATCTGATGTAGTTACTGAAATGGCTGATGTTAAAGGAGCTATTCTAAATGAAGTTTGATCAAAAAAAGCATCAAAATTTTTAATAGTTAAATTTGCTGAGCTTGTATTTTCTACTTCAACATAATAAGAGTCTCCCTCTTGTAATTTAACTATTTTCTTGCCCCCTAAATTAAAATCTCCAGCAAATGATCTTGGGACTGATGATGTAAATATAGGGGTAGCAGAACCACTTTTATAAAGTTTTGCAGCAAAAGTACCTGTTGATGCAGCATTTGAACATGTTAAAGCAACATTAATTTCCGCTAATACATTTGAAGATTGACTTACATTATATTGTCGTTGTCCGAATTGATTATATCCCCATCCTGAGGCTTGATCATTAAGAACATCATCGGGCTCATATCTTTTTGAAGAATTAGAAGATACTATAATGTTATTGTAGTTAGCTACATAAGTATTAAATTGATCATATTGTGAAGGATCAGGTACAAACTCAATAGTTGAATAACTTCCTGATACCAAATAATTATTACCTAAAGATCCGGTATCTGAGTAAATGATTGGTTTAATTTTTCTAGCAGGAAAATGTACGTCGTAAGTTCCCGCTACTTGAGAGCCTGTATCTGTAGGAACAAATGTTACTTTAGAACCTTGTCCGAACCCAGAAAGTAAATTAGGAAGGTAAGAGGATTCAGATGCTTGAGGTTCATAAGTATTACCTTGATCATCAATCATAAATCCAATATTATATAAAGCACTACCTGATCTATCGGCTATAGTATTAAAATTACCTCCTCTACTATATAAGAAATATCCTGTTGTTTGTTCAATTGTAGGTAAAGAACTATTTTCTCCTTGATTTATATCAGGAGAAGTATTTTTACTCCCATCATATCTAGGATTTACTATTCTAGCAGTTGTATAATTTGAATATTGTACTGTTGCTCGTGTAGCACTTCCGTTTAAAATAGTATCAGAATTTACAGCCACTATAGCATCTGAAGAATAATCTACATCCATATAAAACTCATTTATACGGCTACTAGTAGCGTTATTTATTAAAACATTATAATCATTTATGGCTACATTTTCTGATGTGTAAGGTTCTATTACTGTGTTTAACCCATCATTATCAGTAGAAGAAGATACTGGGGTGTCTATATCAATAGAAATACTTGAAGTAGGAAAAAAGAATTTAGCAGCACCATAATAACTTACAGGTCTAATTCTTAAAGCAGCTATAGATCCAATATCTGCTACTATATTAAAAGATCCAGTAATACTACGAGCATTTCCTGTTCCGTTAGTAGGGGCTACAAGAGTTATAATATTACCATTAATTATATCATTGGAGTTTGAGGATACTACATCATTATTATATGTAACTCCCCAAGAAGATCCTTCAGGTTCAATAGCAAAGGAAAAACTATTAGGACTTGTAGCATTTGTGTAAACTTCAACTTGATATTGAACTACTAAAGCAAATCTTCCTCCACCTACTCCAAGGGATGATAATAATTGACCTGTTGTACTGTTATAGGTCCAACTTGTTAAATTGTTAACAGTATTATACCCAGAAAAACTTTTACCATATACAAGACCACCCCCTGTACCTTGAAGTTCATAATTACCAGCATTTATTACACCAGTACCAGTTCCTGAAACTGTTGTAGGTTCATCAAAATTACTATTATTTGTACCTAAATTTTTAGGATCTACATAATATAAATAATAGTCTGGGAATTCAGATATGGAATTAATAACAAATTTTTGTATTCCTAAATCACTAAAAACTAAAGATAATAAATCACCTTCTTGAAGTTGATCATTTTGGTTAATACCATCAGCATCTACTTTAGATATTTTAATTGCTTTTACTCCTACTGTTGTTTTTTCTGTGCTTGCCATATTATAATTCTAAAGAACTTGAGTCAAACCATAATTGAATTTTACCATTACCTAAAGTACTTCCTATAAAATTTGAAAAACTAAAATATTCAGACGATGAAATACTCGCTGAGTAGTTTACTAAAATAGTAGATACTTCTAGAAATGGGTTATTTGAATTTAAACTTTGAGTTGTTGTTATTAATACCGAACCACTTAATTCACCGTCAAAAAATTCATGTTGTGAAGATGCAATGTAATCTACGGGTCCTGTAATGGTATCGTTTACTCCTGACCAACTTTGGGTAATTGGGACTATATTAAATCCAGGGGCTAAAGATTCTGTTTGTCCTCCTAAATCAGGCATTGTACCCCCGTTTGATCCGGTTACTGTATTTGTTATAATAGAAGATCCTGTTATTTCTAGGTTTTGGAAAACAAAAGGAGCATTCCAAGCTATAGGATCAGGTTCGGATCCACTTCCGTAAAATGAAGTTGTAGTATGTGTATTTAATTGTGGAGTAGGATATTTATTTCTTTCTAAGATATGTTGTTTAATTACAATACCTGTTGATAATGATGTTCTAGCTGGAATGTAATCCTTAACCATTTTAAATAAAGCATTATCATAGTAATTAATTAATCTTATATAATCCCATAAATTATAATTGTGGGTATATTTTTCAAAATATTGATTTCGCAAATCATCTAAATCGGGATATGATTCTGATGAAGATGATATTTGTCTAGGGTCTCCTATATATTCTCCTATATTAAAATACCCAATAGAAGAATTAATATCTTCATTTATTTCATTTTGTGGAGAAAATGCTACTTCTAAATAGTTAATATCTTCAATATAACTTGAACTAGGTTTAACATTTTGTTGTACTTCAATCTGAGAAGAAAGTACAGTATTAGGAGTAGTATTTGATAAAGCTCCAGTATATGGGAGATCAATATTTAATTGTCTAACTTTATCCGAAACTATATTTTTCATCCCTGCAGGGATTTGATCATAGAATACAGTTTCAGTGTTAGGTGTGAATTCCCCATTATTAATAGTAAAATTACTATCAGCAGGGAATGAATTTATAGTATTCCATGAACCAGTTACTTTAGGGTGGAGGGAAATTGAACCTGTATATAAATCAGTACCTAAAGATGCTCTAAAAGCAAGTTGATTAGGAGCTGAATTAATGGTATTTCCTTCAATTGAATTTGGATTCATTACATAATCCCTAAAATTACTATCAGTTATAATTGAAGTAAAATATCTGATTTCTTGATATGAACCACTAAAATTAGTATAACTACCTATTGGAGCTTGAGATGGGAAATATGAATTAGCAGCATTAGTCCATGGAGATGTTGATGATGCAGTTACAGATGAAGAAGCGATAAATCCAATTTGGTGACCATCTTTACCATTATATATTTTATTGGCCGCATAAAAATCAAAAAAATCTTGTTGGTCTTGTTGTACTATCATTACTGACCACCATCCACCATCAAAGAAAGGTAAACGGATACTTCCTGAAGAATCAGCATTTGTATATAACCAAAGATTAGCATATTGGTTTTCAGGATCTATAATTGAACCACTATAAGACCCTGAAGTAAAGTCCCTATCATATTCTAATACCATTTTTACTTCACTACCATCATCTAAACTCCACAAAGATTGTGAGATTAGTGAATTAGATGAAGAAGGAGGCATTTGGAATCTAAATTGTACTGTATGAGGGATATTATCTCTAGAATTCCAATCTGTATTTAATGACCATTCTGTTTCAATAGTACCATCAGCTACAGTATCGTATTTGTAATTAAATGTATTTTGCCAATGATCCCAATCGTTTACATTAATTTTATCTTTACCTCCAAACTCACTAATGCGTAAAATAGTATCAGGAACACCAAATAAATTTATTAATGCTCTTAATCCTTGGTTTGTTCCTTTTTTCTTTAACAAATAAGGTAAACTATGATAAATTTTCTTATATGAAAGTTTTACAAAATCATCAATTGTGGGTACTTGATCCTCATTAATAGAAGAAGTTACATAATTTGTAATATATTCACTTCCAGTAGAAGGTAAAGTAGATCCATCAGCTGAAAGTCCAATTAATGAACTATAGATGTTTTCTAGGGTATATGAACTATCATATATTTTAGTTCCTAAAGATTCTAATACTTGTCCTGCTAATTCTTTAGAAATACCTTGATATAGATTTGAATTAGCATCTAATTTACTTGTAATTGCTTTAGTGTATAACCAAACTTCATCGAAAAATTGACCAATCATATTAGTATATAGTAGATAATTTTCATTAGAACTATTATCTCTAATATAACTTGGAACTACATATTCTAAATTATTTTGGTTTTGGTTATCATAATTTGAAGCAGAGATTGATTGGGTATTATACCAATTAACTGCGGATGTACTATAAGGATCAGCTAAAATATAAGGTTTAGTACTATTTGTTTTAGGCCATGATTTTGATCCTGAACTATAGTAAAGATATTTTTCATATCCATCAAAACTGGTGATGGTTGTTTGTATATCTTGTTCTATTAAATTTTTACTAGATGATACTACAGTAGATCCAGAAGTTGGACCTGTAATTGAATATAAATTATCTAAATCAGATTGTGATGCTGAAATTGATATTAATTTACTTTTAAAGTTTTGTAATCTTTCCTTAGCTGAGGAGAAGAAAATAAAATTATCGTATTCTGTGTAGTCAGTATTTAACGTTATTGATGATTGGGATATATTACCCATTAACTCAGAAAATGAGCCAGATAGGGTAGTTTGTGTAATATCCGTATAAGTTTTATATATTGTAGTAGGACCTGTTTGATCTTTAACATCAATATTATAATTAGGCCCTGATAATTGAATTATATTACTATCTACTTCTACAACTTGTTCAAATTCTAATTGGTATCCTACTGATTCAGCAGGTTTAGTTACAATATATAATTCACTTTTGAGATTTATATTTGAAGGTAGAGGTTCATATAATTTAATAAGTAAAGACATTAATTTATTATCTAAATCAATATCTAATACCGCATTTATTGCTAAAAGATATAAATTATCCCCTAAATTAAGATAAAATTCATCAAAATAAGTACTATCTTCTAATAATTGTTGTTTGAACTCTGTAAAGAATAAAGAAATTTGATTTTTATATGCTTCTATTTCTGAAGTTGATGGGTATTGATCATATGAAAAATCAGTAATATCAAAATTAGTAATTTGATTTGTATTTAATCTAATTTCTGTTCTAGAAGGAGATATCTCACTAATATAAAATTGAGCTCCTGGGGAAGATCCTAAATGGTATTTTACAAAGTTATATATTGTTTTTACAATACCACTATCATACCCAGCATTAACAGCATCTTGTTCAGGATTAAGATTAATTTCAACTATAGTTCCATTTCCTTTATTATCTAATCTAGATGGAGTAAACGATGTTAGTTGGGTATCTGAAGTAAGTAAAATATTATTGTAATCATATACAAAATATTCAATATAGTCACTCCCTGGGTTAAATTCTGATGAGATTATTGTGTTAGGTATAACAGAGAAATCCTCAGGAGCAAATGTTTGAAGAGCTAATGTACTTGGTATTATGGGAGTAATTTTAACCATTTATTTCTTTTAATCTATTTAATGCTTCTTCAGCAGTATCTATAGCTGAGGTAGAGAGTTGTCTAGTTAATTCAAGATTTTCTCTTCTTAATTCTGTTACTTCATCAATTAGGGCATCTATTAAATCTTGGTCTGTACTTATATTTCCTATATATTGTTGACTAGTTAATATAAGATACTCATGAGAATTTTCATCTCCAAATTTAGGTATATCGTAAAATAACTCATTATAGTATTGAAAAAATTCATTAATTGATGGTAAACTTTGAGTTACCGGAGTTACAACTGATGATGTGAGTTCATTAAAAGATGTATCGATTGTATTTTCAAATGATCTTTTATCAAATACTTGTTTATTTAAATTAATATTACTCATTATCCATTAGTTACTTTAAAATAGTAATTATCATCAAATACATAAGTTGAACCACTAATAGTAGTTTGGAAAATTAAAGCATAATACCTTTCAGGCTCTAAACCATTCATATAAACATCCATATAACTACCACTAGCATCACAGCTTAATTTTGTATAAGTTGTGTCAAAATCAATTACATATTCATTTGTATCTAAATCTTTTAAAGCCCAATATGAATTTTCGGGTAATGCATAATTTTGAGTATAATATGAACCTGTTTGCCATACTCTAGCAGGGTATGTAGGTCTAGCATTTACTCTAAATCTATTTACACTGCCTGAGTAGAAAATGCCTGGGTTTTCTGCTAATGTTATAGTATTATCTTGACCAGAAAGTACTGATAGTGAACCTGTTTCATAACTAAAATCATCCCATTTAAACTCTAATTGGGGTGGGTAAATTGTATTAGTATCAATTGAGAAAAATTTAATTTCTGGTTGGAAATTATTATCATATACCCATTCTTCTCTTTGTTTTACAATAAATCCATAGTTAGAAGATGAAATTGTGGATTGGGTATTTGTCCCCGCATCTCCAGATGATGCATAATAATTAAATGAACCTGTTAACCAAACATTTACAATATCTGTTACATCTACATTTAAATCTTTATCTTGTGTATAGTTGTATACTTGTGAAGAAGATAAATAAGCATTAGGCCATATGCCTGACCCAGATATAATTTGATTAAACCAAGTACCCCCGCCTAAAGGTGCATATGTTGTATTATATGATTGTGATACTGAGATGTTGTCTACTGTAGTTACTGGCCATGATGCACTACCTGATTCATCTATAAATTGCCAAGAAACTCCATCAGTTGTTATGGGTGAATCTAAATATTTACCGGTTCCCATTCCCCAAGAACTTGAAACTGCAAATATATCTAAGGTAGTATTTAATTTTAATCCTGTAGTCTGAGATATAAAGCATCTCAAATTTGATTGCCAATTAGAACCACTAACTTTATTATTAATTACATCTTCAATTTCATTTTGGTCAAATTGAATTAAAAATCTACTAACTTGAGGGTTAGGATTTGTAGGTGCAATAGATGTTAAAGTAGCTTCAATTATTTCATCAAGTCCTGTATTCATTACAGGATACATTGAATATATTGTAGCGTCTTTGGTTGGAAAAATTTTATATACTGCCATAATATTATAATGGTACTACTTTACCTTTAATGTCTGTGTTTGGATATTTTAATTCAAAAATCATAGGATCAATTGAAGGATATATTACATTATTTGTTAATGCTCCTCTAATATCATATGAATAATCAGAATACCCACTATCAGATCCTGTTTTATTTATAATTTCAATCTTTTTTACTGTTTGTACACCATCAATATTATCTAAAAGTACATTTAAATCTCTTAATAAAATAGGTTGATTAATTTGCCATTTATCTATATCAAAAGCAATCTGAAGGGCTTCTATACATTTTAGTAGTACTTCATCTGAGTTGGATGATGGAAGGGTAATGATTTCAAAATCAATCCCAATATTAATAATAAAAGCATCTTTTATTCCTACAGAATCGTTAATCATTTTATATTCTGCTAAATAAGTAGCTAAATTTTGCTTTAATGCTGGGGTTGCTGTTGTTAATTGGTTTTCATTATTATACGATAGAATATATAAATCTAAAATATTAGTTGAATTAGATGATGCTTTTGGTTTAGAAGCATATACTTTAGAAATAGTACCATAAATAGAAGGTAAACTTAACGCTCTAATTACATAATCATTAAATGTTACGTTTCTTAATTGATTTTGGAAATTTCCTAAAGAATTTTGTCTAATTTCATTTACATCATCACCATCAGATCCTCCAGCAGCCGCATTAGGATTTGTTACTAATAAAGTTCCAAATATTTGATTAGCTAAATTAGAATCGGCTATTGTAGAATTAGTAAAAGTTATATTATTAGTACTTATATTAGTTAAGGAATTTGATTCAACATTAGATTGAACCCCCCCTCCAGTTAAATATCTTACAGTTAATGTAGTATTTGATGGAGCGATTCCATAACTATTAGTAAATATAAAATTAGTTGGAGAAAATGCTGTAGTAAGTTTATCTTGTTCATTAGGTAATCCTATACCTACATTATTAGGATTAGGGATTATCTCTTCAGTAGTATCTCCTGGGTTTCCTGAGCCAAATTGTAATTGGAGTGAGGTTTTACTTAAAAATCGGGTAGCAAATCTTTTAGCAACTTGTTTTATTTTTAATAAATAAGCTATATCTGTATCTGAAGATAGATTAGGGTCATTTGGGTTGGTATTTTTTAAATTTTCATATACTGCATCTTGGGCTAAATAATCTACTTCATACCATTCATCTCCATTTGAATCTGTGATATCTAAAATTTCTACAATATTATTATCATTTATAGTTTTAGTATCAAAAGGAATTGGGGAAGTGAATGTAAATGATGTTTGTTTAATAGTTGCAGAGATGGCTTGTCTTTGTTTTTTCAATAAAAAATACGTTGGCACACCACCTGCTGTTTGATAAACGGTGACTTCAGTTGGATCTAAAGAACTACTATATGAAAAATCTGTTTTGTCCTGAATGAGAAATTGTAAAGAACCACTTAATGCTGAAGTAACTGTAGTATTTTCCGGTATTTCTAATGCATAGGTGTAATCCGGAACTTTTTCACTTCCGCTAGTAATTGCAGGAACTTGTTGGTAAATATCTAACAATGTAGTTGCTGCTGTTGTAGCTTTTGGTTTATAACCCATCATATAAGCCAAATCATATAAGTTTTGAGTTTGGCGAGCATATTGTAAAAAAGTCTCTTGAAATTGGTTATCTACATAAAATGACAAAACGTCACCTACGTAGGCCGCCATTTCAATAAACATCATTCCTGGGGAAGATGGGGTAAAATCATTATATGTGTTGGGAAAATATGTTTTGGAATAATCTATTAAACTATTCCTTAATGAGGTAAAATCTCTATTTACATATTTTATATCTCTATTAACAGCCATGTTATATTGTTATATTAATTTCATCTTGAATTCCAAAGTTAGCAGCAACATAATATATTCCTATAAATAAAGAATTAGTAGTATCTTCAAAATTTATATTTACTTTTTGAACACTTACAAAAGGAAAATATTGTTTTAATTCATCATTAATTGTTTTTGAAATTATTTGCTCTGTTGATGGGTCTATATTTTCAAATAAAGTATTATGAATGTTACTCCCAAAAAATGGGTTAAATACTCTTTCTCCTTTTTTAGTTGAGAAAAAATTTACTAAATTATTTTTAATAGCATCTCTAGTTAGATAATTTGATTTAAATACAGCAGGTGCATTAAAAGGTATATCTACCCCTATTGCTTTTCTAGCAATGGTATCTAAAGGAAATTTATTTCTAACTATTATAGCCATTATTTAATCATATTCATTATTTGGTCCATTCCTACTTCTCCTGCAGGTAAATCTCCTCCAGGCATTGTGCCCTTAGGATCAAATTTTCCATTATAAGAGGTTGTTGCGGCTCCTCCTTGTTGCATTTCACCCAAAATACCTGAGAACATATTTCTACGTTCTTCGGATGTTAATTGTTTTTTGTTTGATACATGAGGTTGAGCATAAGTATCTTTAGATTCAGTAACCACTTTTGGTGATTTTACTGCTTCTAATAAAATTTCACGCAACTCCTCTTGGATCGCTTCCTTTACAGCTTCTTTAACTAAAGTTTTTAATTGTGAGGTTTTCATATGTTATAAATATTAAATTAATAAGCTTTTAAATTATTTTGGTCAATATAAAATTTTAATTCTTCTACTAGTATTAAAGCATTTGGAGAAAATGATAATTCTCCTTTAATCATAGGTATATTATATACATTATACCCAACAGCTTGATATCTATTCACAGTTGGGGTAAATGGAACTTCTTCTACTTTTATAATGAATCCATTATATGATACGGGGTCTTGGGATTGGAAATTATTATTCCCTAATTTAGATAAATTTAATGTATCTGGGGATAATGAATTTAAAGTATAGTTATTATTTTCATCATTAGAACCATAATCAACAGGACCTGAGCATCTTTCTAGATATTCTATAAATGGTTGTATTAAAGTTACTACTTTATTTATAGATAAAGATATAATTCCGGTTGATGCAGATATTCCATTTATTCCTGCTATAGCTATAGGAAGTCTAGGTACTCCTGCATCAGTGTATAATAAATTATTATTAATCCAATCTAAATCATCTAATACTGAAACTACAAATCCGGGAATTAAAGGTGTAGATTTGGCTGCTATAGAAACTGGGGGGATAGAATACTTTAATACTGTTGAAATTGCTTGAGTTACTTGTAATATATCACTAGTAGCTTCTGCTATGTCTACTATTTTAGTAATAGAATCTGAAATATTATTTAAATTGTCTATTATACCATTTAATTTTAATATAGTTGATTGGGTAACTTTTTGTGAAGGACAAGCTAATTCTGCTAAATTATTTTGAGCTTGGGTTAATTCATCTCCTAAAGCTTCAGATAAAGTTTCTTGTATTAATGATATAATAGCGGGGGCCATAACTACTGTTATTTGGGTCCCATATTTTAATATGACTGGGGTAAGTTTAGCTAAACCTTTGCCTTTTTCTGAATTATTTTGTACGTTGTCAGTTTGTTCTTCAAGAGCATTTTTAGCAGCTTCCCTTTTATCTTTAGCCTCTTGTCTTTTTTTAGAGGCTGCTTCCCTAGCTTTTTTTAGTTCAGCTTTTTTCTGAGCTCTAAAATCTTTAAATTTTAAATTATTTGGATTGGGAATAGCCATTATATTGTAAAATTATCTTTAGATTTAATATTTTCTAAATCACGTTGAATAGTAGTTAAACTATTTTTAACAGTAACTGCTATACTATTTATTGGAACAACAGGAGCTCCTGGGGGTACTCCTATTAAACTTTCACATATAGTCATAAATGATTTTAAAGTATTAATAAGACTATCTAATACATCTACAGTTTGGTTACCTAATAATAAAGGTTCATCCGCATCTTTGTCTCCTAAATAAATTTTAGAAGATTGGATATAAACATTATCCGTATCTACATTAAAACTAGTATATGCATTTATATTAACTGATTTGCCTGATGTTAGTAATATATGGTCATTATTAGAATTAAATAATAATCTTCCTGAGTTTAGAATTATTTGATTTTTATCATATTGGTTAGGAGTTTGAGGTGGGTCTGATGGGTAACTATTATAAGTTGAGGATGCTACTTCAATGGGGATTTGTTGGGTACTTGTAATATATACCGAACCTAAATCACTATTAATATTTTCATTTATAGGAACCCATGGATTATCTTGTGATGGGGTTTGACCATTTCTTAAAATAAAAATAGGATCACCATTAGCACCAGTGTTAGACCAAGGGTTTTGACCTAATACTGTGGAGCCAAACCTCATGCTTTGCCCCCATCTACCTTCATATATTATATCTCCTTCATAGGGTTGCAGATTTTGTATATCACTTTTATCTTCAAAAGTATTACCTAAATCAATATCTGCAGAATCGTCTTCATCTATTGTATTGTTACTAGCCCCAGCTTGAGCATTTGAATATGATGTATTTTTTCTTGAAGAGTTATTTTCTTCATTATATTCATCTAAAGGGTCAGGAAGGGCATTTTGATGAGCTGTATTCCATAAATTAATAGGGAGAAAATAATAATATTCAGTTTGATTTAAATCAATTTTTCTAGGATCTTGGACATTTACTGAGGGGAAAGATAATATATAAGCTATTTCATTTAATAGAGGAACTTGCCTCATATTAGGAAATAAAGGTTTAGCAAAATTATAATTTTTTAAAATATTATCTTCAAAATTATCTTCAGATTGGGGGATTGGATTTGTAAATGGTTCAAACATGATTCCACTTAAAGCATCATACCCTCCATATTGTTCATATAATTTGGGATAATTATTTTTTATATTTTCTATATCTAAAAAAGTAAATTTAACCCTTACAGGTTGAATTGTAAATTTACCTGGAGAATTAAATGTGGGGGCATTGAGTAAAGATTGTGCTGCTAATCCTATTTGCATTATTTTTCTTCTTTACTGTTATCTTGTAATTCCTCCATAGCCGCCAAAAGTTGTTCTTTTTCTTCATCTGAGATAGAAAAATCACCTTCAGCTGTTTCTGTTTGGAGGGCACGTTGGACAATTGTAGCCATTTTAATGAGTTGCTCATCATTTTTAACTCCAATTTCCATGTATTCTTTAATTAAGGGAACTACAAGAGTAGCATCACCGATATCAGAAATTAAAGGTTTTAATTCTGAAATTAAGGCTGTTACTTGTCTTTTTTTCTCGGTTTGGTTTGTGTAAATTTCTTCGAGAATATCGGAAAATTTTTTCTTACCAAATACTATACTATCCAATTGTGACATAATACATACATTCTAGTTTATTATAAATATCAAAACTAAAACTTTATGTACCCCGTTTCAATATAAAATATATAACTATCTTTGAATATATCGTATAAACGATTTGCTATTTTGGTAATTTTAGGTGTTTTTACATCTACCATTTCACGAATATAGATGTATAAAGCTTTTTTATTAAACACGTCTATATCTTCTCGTTTACGGAAAATTTCTAAAATTGCGTCAGCTATTTGAGCATCATTTCCCTTTGGAAATAACGTGTATATGTTTTCAGTAACGTATTCTACATATTCATCTAAAAACAAAGATAATCTATCATGTACGTTATCTCCATCTATTACATAAGAGTGATTTTCATCCTCTTCTAGAACAGATACTGGTGCTTTATCTATACGTTTTTTGTAGTTTTTTTGGTTTGATAATATTAAATAACGTTTTGCAATTGTACCAAAATAAGAATATGCTTTAGCTCCTCTAGTAGGATCAAACTTATCTAATTTAGAAAGTAAAAAAGTAATTACTTCATGTTGTAAATGTTCAATATCATCTACTTCTGTGTAGTAAAACTTAAATGTATGTATAATATTTTCGGTTAGTTTGAAAAAAGCATAATGAATCCTATCCCGGTAAATATTACTACGTACCTCAGGATCAGGAGTATTATTATATAAAACTATAGCATCTTCAGTATCTTGAGTGAAATAGTTTTTTGATTTCTTTTTTCTTTTTCTAGCCATATATTAAATATTCTTAACATTAAAGCTGTTAAGAACAGACTGAATGTTTTTTAGTTGTTCAAAGAAAAATCCAATTTCATCATCTGATTTAAATGTTTCTTTTTGGTCAATTTCTTTTAGACGTTTATCTGTATTCTCAATATAATCTGAGATTTTGTTTAGATAAGTCATATATCCTGCAAGGATATCTTCTTGTTTTTCATTTTTACGGAGAAGGTTAAAGGTCGTGAATCCTAAGACCACGACCATAACCGACAAAATAACAATAGCAATTATCATAGGTTATCTAACATGTTTTTCAACCCAGCACTTTTAATATTACCTAAAGCTTTATTTTTAGTACTAGATTGTGTCTTATTATTAGATAATGTAAAATTCTCTTTTTGCCCATCCAAGCTATCCTTTTCTCCTCTTAACTTAGGTAACCACTCACGTTCAAATTCAATACGTGCTGCCATTAAATCTGCCTGGTGTATGATAAATGGTAAACAAGTACGTGGTTTTTGTTCTGGCATGTAGGCGAACAAATATTTTTTATTTGCCTCATCATATAAACCATCGTGAGTTTGGATAGCTAACATCTCATTAAATGTATACTGGATGCCATGAGACTGAAGCATAAATAATCCCCTATCTGGAACTGAAGCAAATGGGACTTTAGTGTTGAACATATAATCTTCACCTAGTTTTTCCTTTCTCCATTTATCAGTCTGGGGAATATATGATTCGTTTTCTTCATCACCCATTTTACCTAGGTCATGGTTAATAGCCGAAAATACGAGTTCTTCTTTTGTGAATGTAGTTATATCTGCTCCTTCCTCAGCCCAAAGATCATATTGTTTAAGAGCACAACGCACAACACGATTTACATGTTCAACATACCCTCCAGGGAAGGCATTGTGATATTCTTTTTTATGGGCAGCAGGCATAAGCATAACACGCTCTTGATACTTTTCATAAAACCCAATTAATTTTTGCTTTCTATCCCCAGTAATATGGGCATCAATGTTAGCAATAAATTGTACCCAATTATTTTGGATATCCTTAGCTTCTAAAACCATTATATAAAATTATTTGTTAAATTCTCCCGATGTGCGAGGTTCTCGTTGAACGTAATCTTTTA